CAAGTTCTCTAGATATTTTTTGTAAGAACTTATAGCGTTAAATGTAGTAAAAAATTTTAAGTTAATATATTCTTCTGAATATAATTCATACGGAGCCGTAAAATACATAAAGGGGTCGATTTTTTTATTGGATAAAATATGACTTATCTTTTTAATGTAAGTAAAGTTTTCATCAGAAAGATTATCGAAGTTTTTACGATATTTAAATCCCTTACCGCGGCGGCTTATTTTGAGGTAGGTATTGTAAATGTTTTTCTCGTAAACCGTTAACTCGCTCATAAAGATATAGAATGCTTTTTAAGATATTTTGTAATATACTTACTTTTATATAAGTAAGGATCATGTTGTAGAAATAATTTCACTAAATCAAAATTACTTTCTAATATTAGTATATCTTTAAATAGAGTTCTATATTTTTTTTCTTTTAGAATTAATAAAAAAACATTCGCGAGATTAATTTTTTTATTTTCACATACAGAGACAAAGCTGCACAAACTCAAAAATTTGTGCGTTATATCTTTTTGCTCTAGTAATGTGTATGGATTATCCATTTATTGGTACAAAGTTTTTACTCAAAGTAAGTATAACGTCATTTAATACTCCTCCTGCAGCATATTCATGACCTCCTCCTTCGCATATTTTTTTAGCAAATTTACCTAAGTCTAAATCTACTCCTTCGTTTTTACGGAAATAAACTCTTTTACTTTTTAAGTTTATTAACATACATACTTCACATTTAGACTTATCTATTATATATTGCGCAACATCATTAATATACTGATCTGCGAAAGCACTTACAAAGGTATATTTCTTTTTACTAACTGGTATATCACATGTATATAATTCTAAACTTTCAGCAAGTTTTTTAAATTTATAAATGTGATAACTTATAATTTTATTTTGTTCGTCTGTAAATCCATGAAAACCATGCTCAAAATCATTAACAAAGTTTTGTAACTTGTTTCCATTTTTATACCAAAACAAAAAGTTAAGTTTATTACTTTCAGGAAATTTTAATTCATAACAGTCATAATCATTTACTAAAGCAATAAGGTGTTTTTGTTCAACAGTCAAATTACCCAGAAGATCGAGAGTGTTATAATGTTTGTATAATAATTTGCTGCAAGAAGTTTCATTCGCATCAATATAAAACTCAGCGTTTTTATAAATTTCTTCCTTATGAGTCTTATGATGATCAAATATACAAACGTTCTTCTTGTCGATTAGATCTTGTATTTCTGTAGTATCTAAATCAAAAAAGTATACTTGCTTGTAATCTTCAAGTTTGTGATTATTCAACCACCCTAAAAACTTTTCTCTCAAGCTACTGACCTTGATAGTTACTACTTTAGATTTTTTTTGACGGGCCCAGGTGTGAACTAAATAACTACAAGCTCCATCAAGATCTAAATCAGTAAAGACTATTTCATCCTTCTTTGTCATCTTCATTTAACAGAATATTGCCGTAATTTGGCCATCCATAATTTTCTGGATCTTCACCAAAATATCTCCACCTAATAACCCCTGTGTCAGGATTACGTTCATAGATTTTTGGTCTATTTTGGTCGTCTGTCATAATTATATTTACACCTGTCGCCCAAATTGTACAGCGTCGTTTTCCGCAGCGTTGATATCATCATTAACGTTTAAGTCGTTATTTTCTTCAAGAGTGAGAGTAGTATAATCAATACTCATTCTCGTAGAACCAGTATTAGCGCCAAATCTGTTTTTGATAATACCTATATGCAATGCATTATCTTCTTCATCTTGTTCAGTACGCCAAATACTTACTATCGCGTCTGCAGTAGCTCCTAAACCGTAACTCTCTCCAATTGACTCTAAACCAGGGCCACCTGCATCATTATTGTTACCATACCCGGTTCTATTTACCTGAGTAGCTGAAACAACAGGACATTCAAATGTATAAGACATAGCTCTTACTTGCTCAGATATATTTTTGATTCTCTCATAAGAGTTATTACCATATGTAGCGGCCATTAGATTCAAATAATCTAATACGATTACATCTGGCTTAAATCCTTTATTGTTAAGCTTTTTGATATATGCTTCCAACTGAGGCGGGGTGATAGAATTAGGAGGAAACTCTTTAATTAACAGCTTACTGTCTGGTCGTACTGCCTTAAATGTATTGACCTTTTCTTTTAAAGTATCAACATGATCTTGTAATCTATTGATAGGTAAGCTTGTGAGTTTAGAAGTTATTCGCTTACTATATATCATTTCTGACATTTCTAACGAAACGACTAAAACCTTCTTACCAGCTTCTGCAGCATTAGTAGCTACATTACTCAAGAAAATAGACTTACCAACATTTGTAGGGCCAGCAAAAATATACATAGCTCTACCAGCTTCAAGAAAACCACCATCTAGTCTTTCATCTAACCAATCCCAACCAGTTTTAATAGTAGTCTGTCTTGTAGTAATATCAGTAATATGTTTTTCTAGATCTTCAAAATAATCATGACCAATATTAGTAGTNATAGACACATTACATGCNTTGTTAAACTTNTCGTGAATAGTTTTTACATCTCGTTCTTTACTATCTACAATTTCTAAGAAGGTATTGAATACTGCTTGCTCTTGTAAGAACTTTTCTGTATATGAATAAAGCTGCTCGTCAGTTAGATCAGACTTTATGTCATTAATTATAGTTTTAGATTTTTCATAATGCTCTTTTAACTGATCAGTATTAAGATATAATTCTAACTCGGTACGAGAAGGTCTCTTCTTATTCTTCTTATATAAAGCTTGAATTATTTTAATAATCTGTTGAAAGTTTTTATTCTTAAAAAACTTATAGTTCAGATTATCAATTATGGAGTTTAAGTATATTTCATCTTCAAGACAAGTCTTAAAGACTATACGCTCCAAATAATCAAGATCTATATCGAGGTAGTTACTTTCGCTTGTTAGCATATTTACTGAGGACATTATAGAAGTAATCCTCTGAAATTGCAAATTCTTCTGTGAATTCAGTTAAGCCAGGTGAGTCGTGTATGACTTGTATAGGAGCTGTGGTTAACTTCATTCCAGCAACATGACAATCAAAACAAAATTTAAGATCGTAGTGATGAAATCCTTTTATGTTTTCGTCGAATTGCACGTTGTGTACTGCAATAGATTTAGTTTTTACTGCTAGAAATAATCCATCGAGTAAAACTACTTCACGCGGAGTAGGTCCGAAGACTGTTTGATAATATTCGTATTTGTTTTTATAATGAGCTACTATACCAGAAAGAGAATCTGGCTTACTCATTAAGTGCCAAAGACATGGTTTCTTAACCTGTAGCTTACTGCCTCCCGCTAGACCAACTACATCATAACCTAGTTTAAATTGTTCCCTAATACACGTGAGAAAGTTAACGCTATCAATATGTACATCATCATGAACAAATAATATACAACCATACTCTTTGAGATTTTCTTTTGTGAGATACCTATTGTAAACATTACACAAACCGTACGTATTTTGATACGTCGGTTTTAAAGTGTATGAAACTATAGATTGTTTTTCTTTATGACTCGCCAGACTTTTAGCTAAGCGCGTATTTTTAAAGTCTGCCTCTGTATGCTTTGTAGCAACTGCTATTAAAGTTTTCATAAAAAGAACGGAGTAGAGTTAAGCTTGAATCTATTTATTTCTTTAAAGTTATTAGAAGTAAAGTTATATTCAAGCACAACTCCCTCGTCTATATATTTATATTCTGGTATAGCCGCAGACGTGAAATTACCTTCGCTATAATGCAGGGTACTACCAGATCTAAATATACGCAAACTACCAGTTTTACTATTATAATACCAGCAACTAAATATACCTTGCAGCATTTCTAAGGCTTCTTTAAACCCGGCCTTTTCCATGAGAGGTAGAATGATACTACTATCAACATCATTATAGTTTTCTAGTTTCATCTCTTCAACCAAATCTCTATCATTTTCCAAGACACCGTTGTGTGCTAAATAACGACCGTTGAGAGAAAATGGATGAGATGTTTTTTGTTCAAACTCTCTTACTTTTGATGTAGGAGACTGTACGTGTCCAAGATAATAAATA